GTTATCTTTCGTTAAGATTTCAATCATTTTGATTTGGTCATCAATTGTTTTTCGTTGATTAAGCAAATCTGCAATAGCTGGATTATCCTTAGCTTTTGCTTCAAGTACCATTTCTTCATTGCGCTTCTTAGTAGCCCAATCAAGTGCCATTTCAGCATCAGGAGTCAAACCAATACTAGCATGACTAGTATTGATTTCTAACCACATTTGACCATCATATACTTCAAGTCGCTGCATTTGAGTGTTATATCTAACATCTCCGACATTCATGTATCCTGAACTAGTATTGATATATGTGGTCGCTGGGTAGCCCCCATTGACCATTATATATCTACCAGAACCATTGACAGTCTTAATCATTACTTAGCCTGTGCGGGCAACAAATAACGATAGTTAGCGATACCGCTGTCAACAGTGATTTCAGCAGCGCCTGCATCACTAAAACGAACAACCTTGTCACCGGGAAGATCCATGATTGCAAGGAATACCTTAACAGGCCAGTTCCAAGCCTTAGTCAAGTTGCCAGCTACATCAGGCTGAAACACGAAGTTGCCTGAGTGAGTTGAAGGGTCACCGAAGTAAATCTTCAAGTCGCCGTTGTCAGTCTTGGTCTTGAAGTTAAGTTCTTCGTTGTTAGCAGAAGCCTGCTTCTTAAGACGCATAACGCCAGCAACAGTAGGCTCAAACTCAACGTCCCAAGTAGCGCCCTTGAACGTTACAGACTTCACTTTATCTTCAACAACAACCTTGCTCATAAGACGATAATCGTTTACGAAGTCGCCAGTTGAAGTTTCAAAGTGAATAGCAGTAGGGATGCTTTCACCGTCACGGGTATCACGAGCAACATTGATGATAGCCTTATCATCATAGTCATCAAAGCTAAGAATAGTCTTGAGCTTGCTCAAGTTAGGCATACCGAAAGTACCCTGAAACCCATTAATAGGAGTCTTAAATGTGCCAGTTACGATAACTGACTTGTCTTCGGCATAAGCAGCAACCTTAGTTTCTGTGTCTGAACCGTCAATTTTAACAAGTTCAACTACACCTAGTCCATAAGTGTGCTGAATCAAATCAAGTAAATAATCTTTCATGTGTTTTCCTTTTAAATATTTAGGCAATGCTATAGTGTATAATAGCGGAAGTTAATGCGAAAGTCAATGTAATTGTTATCCGAAATCAAACAAATCACCGACTGTGCTGTTAGTATTAGTATCTTGGCGAATCTTCCAATTCAATACTCCAAGTAAGTTGTCAATTTTTTCATCAACGAGTTTACGTTCCATATCAAGTGCATCAAACGGCAAATCAATAAACCATTGCGGAAGTCTTAGCTCATCTGTCGGATAAGCTACGCTAGTAAAGCCTAGTGGATTATCCTTTAGGCTACAAATAACAACCTTCATCCCATCAACAATTTTTTGACTATATTGGTCATTGTTCATCTTGCGTAGATAATTATAGTTAAGTGCCGCTCTAACATGACCCGGCATTGTTACTTTGCCGGTCTTGCTGCGCTGCTCAAGTTCACCGTAATATGTAAGCTTGTTAACTGACCTAGGAGACCCTTTAGTCCAGCTGTCTTGTTCACTTAGCCAGTTTTTAAAGTCACGAATCGTCGTGATAACCTCATCACGGGGCGAGCCACCCAGTACCATCATTAGCACTTCCATTAAGAATTCTTGAACATACTTAGGGGTATCTGCTCTTTTGAGATCAAGACCCATAGCCTTAACCTTGCCCATTTTATCAATATCTTGGCGCTTGCCTTCTAAGTCAAAGATATTGATAGCATAACGCTTCTTCGTAATGAACAATGTTCTATCACCAATAAGTTCACGGCCAGCTTTAATCACTTCGCCGTTCTTACGAGGACAGTGAAACGCTTTCTCCATAAACGCGGGGAAGCTACTGTTAGTTAGTTCCGCAATTTGGTCGTACAAATCAATGCAAGCATCTTTTGTCCATTCAAGTTCACCGGACTCAATTTGTTCTTTGAGAATAGGATATGCTGAGAAATAACAGGAGTCAGTATCACCATACACGATAGCATCGCCGTCGTGTTCATATTTTTCCGTGATGACTTCGTTTATCTGGCTCATCATATGCTTAGTAATTTGACGACCAGACAACGTAACTGACTGCCCGATTCTTTTATCATAGAAGCGGCAATGCTCATTCAAAAGCGCACCATATGCAGAGTTAAGCAAAATCTTACGAACTAGCTGGCGCTTGTCATAATACTCAAACTTGTCTGTGCCATATGCTTCTCTTGCTAGTTTCTGAGTTTCTTTACGTTCTGAATACCAGCGAGAAAGTAATCCGGGAATGATTCCTTCTTTCTCATATGTAAAGATGGTTCCGTTTGCTGATAGCATATAGGGTTTATGACTGTCAAAGATAAGCTTCCAAATTTCTGCGGCACTCATTTCTACACTACGACCATCTTCATAGTCAATAATAAGCATCGTGCCGCGCTCTTGATTCATAATCGCAGTATATTCTATTGACCCGAAGAGGTTTTCCCAAAGAATCGCTCCAATAACTCCATCAGCATCATCACCATTCTTTTTCTTACGCTTGTTTTTGGCAAGGGCAAGGCTTTTTTCGTGCATGTATTGGTCTGTGAGATTTTGTCTGACTTGTCCAACAATTGTTTCTGGGGCCATGTTGAGGGCTCGGATTGCTGAGGGGTAGAGACTGTTGATGTCAACTGCTCCGACCCATTCGTGAATCCCTTTCTTCGGGACAGCAACATAAGCTCCGGCAGCTTGCTGCTCGTCACCGTAACTATCCTTACGCTTTTTGTCAGGGACGATAAATCCTCGTTCATGTGCTTCATTATAAATTGCCATTTCAATCATAGCCACCGAACCCATAACAGTTGGCAGCAATACAGTGTTTTCATGTGCTAGTGCGTTTGCTAAATCAAGAAATTTAAGCTTGTTGTGAATTCTAAACACCAGCATAGTGTCTTGTCGGTTATATTCTACGAATAGTTTGAAGTCGTTATTATAAAGCTGATCTAAACTACCTTCGTATTGAGTCTTGCGCTCACCCAACTCATACTCACCAATTGCATCCAGTGAATAGCTATGGCGACTTTCATAGTTATATTTCTTATACAACTGTAGATAGTCCATATGAATACGACCAACTAGATCGTATGTCTGTTGTTCTTTACCGAAACGTTCATATGTTCTTGTCTTAGGAAGTTGCCCCATCAAACAGAACTTGCGTGTATCATCCTTACTCATAATACGAGTAACACGGTTCACGCAATAGGGAATATCGTACCCTTCAGAGTTCCAACCAGTAAGAACATCTGCATCTTCAATCAATGCAAAGAATGTTTCAAACATTTCAATTTCACTGCGGAACAACAAGCAGTTGTCAAATTCTGCTGTTAACTCCTGTGCAGTCTCATCACTCATATGTCTGGGAGGCATAACAAGTGTTACTAGTTGCTCTAGCCAATCTAGATAAACTGAAATAGCAGTAACCGAGTTGAATGGATCATCAGTAGGACTATATCCTCGCTCCCGGTCAAAGTCAACTTCAATATCGAAAAATGCTGTGTGAAGTTTGGGAGGCTCTGCTTTAAGATAGTTGTCACTTAGGCATCTGAAAATGACAGGAATATCACTTTCAAACATTTGCTTGCCGCGATGAATTCGTTTTTCTTTTTCAAATTCTTCTTTCTTGCGAGTAGAGAACCTACTTACTGGATCTCCGTAGATGCTACGATATTTGCCCTTAGGGTCACTATAGTAAAACGTATAGTTTGTCTGATATTCCTTGTATAGCCGTTTACCCTCAGGGGTTCGTTCTACCACATGAATACGATCGGATTTGTTATCTGATATGGCGTCAATATATGACATTAATTAGGCTTTACCCACCGTCTGTAGAATAGTGTTGAGTTCTTCGTTAGCTTCGTTTTCTTCGTTAAGACGCTGCTTGTGAGCAATTTTGATTGCCTTCTTGAGAACACTTGGCTTAACCTCAAGTTCTTCTGCAATCGCCTTAACAGTGTCGTTAAGACCTTCGTTAAGAGTATCAACTTCCTGTAGAACGCTGATACCTTCGTTGATGAGCTGGGTTAGTTTAACTTTTGCTTCTGCATTGAATGTACGTGACATGTTTTCTCCTTTAGTCTAGTTAGTATAACAGACTGTGCAGAAAATTCAACTATATTGGTAACCTTATTGAAAGATGTGGTTGTTTTTTTCGCCGTAAATCTTAATGTATTTGCCGGCTAGCATATCTGCCATTGATTCAATGGGTGACCCAGGATAACTGTCACCAGGCTTAATCATACCTATCTCGTGTTGACGAACATGTACTAACTCGTGGAATACTGTTCTAAGAATGTCAACTAGATTACGATTCTTTGCATATACCCAAATACTGTCATCGCCTATGATATGGCCGCCGGTATGATGATTGCCTTGTGCTTCTTCAGTATCCATTGATAGTTCTACAGTAGGAACCTTTTGTAGATTTAACTTTTTAGCAGTCCATTCTACAAACTTTTCTACTTCGGCAGCTACATTGCTATCAACTGTATCAGTTTCGTCTAACTTATTATGAATCCAATGATCAGGAGTTCTGCGATATTTAGTTTTAAAGAGATTCTGCAATGCAGTAGCAGTAATTTTATGTTTTGCTGCTACCTTACGCATTAATTGGTCAATAGTGGTATAGTCGTGCTTTGCTAAGGTTGGTAATTCGTTAGCAAGTTCCATTACTGCGTCTTCATACATACTTTCGCCGCCACCGCCATCTCCGCCTTCGCCGGAGCTGTTGTCGCCGTAGCCAAAGCCCGGATAGAAATATCCGCCATAGGCCCTTTTGGACTTCTTTCTTTTGCGCTTGCGCTCGGCGATGAATTCATTGGCTCTCATATATGTATTTATCAAATACGAAGCATATATGCTATCTCAGGGGGAATCCAAGGTTTATCCATCTTTTCAGGATTCCATACTATGCCTGCTAGATTATTACTAGTAAATGCTTCTATGTTCCCTAAATAATCTAAACAAAGCACATTTGTAGATTCTGGCAACTTTTTTATACATTTATTATGGTAACTATTAACTTCTAATACTTCTCTATGATAAAAGATAGGATGATCTACTGTATAATGCTTATCAATAGAGTCAAGTTCTCCGCCTAATAATCCAGCTATGTGAAATGCGCTTTCAGCTATACCAACAACTGGTTTATTATGTTCTGTCATTTTGTTAACTAACACCTGCTCAACTTCACTTCTTTGTTCAGCATATTCTCCACCAGTCAAAATTAATGAATCTAGATCGTTAGCCATGACGTTAAAGTCTTGATTTAATGTATTAGGAATAAAGAACAAGTTCTGTCCTTTTAGGGTATTATACCAACCTTGATCTATCGCATCATATACGAAACCCGCATGGTGAATTATAGATTTACTTAATCCTATTTTCATATATCTATTTAACTATAAATATGGTAGTGGCGACGATTTTACTCGCCGCCGCTACGTTTAGTCTCTACTTAATTAGAAACGAAGACCGAAGCCAACGAGTCCACCATGACGACCGAGATTGCCGTCGAAGTCAGTGTAACGATACTCAGCCTTAGCAAAAGTTGAGCCGATAAGCTTCACTTCAAGACCACCGCCGACGGTAACACCATCAGCAGAGCGTGCGCCAAGATCAAGATTGGTGTAGCCTACACGACCATACGCAAGAACATTCTTGTTCAAGGTATAACCGAGACGAGCGGCGGCACCAAAATCAGCACGGTCAAATACGTTAGCAGCAGTAGCTTCTGCACCAACAACTACCTTACCGAACTGAAGGTCATAGCCTAGGGCAGCGCCATAGGCAATGTCAGTTGCGTCAACACCGTTGCGAACTTCATCTGCACCAGCTGTTACCTCAAGACGAGGACCAGCAAATTCAGATGCCATTGCAGGGGTTGAAAGAGCAGCGGTTGCGAGTGCTGCGATTGCGATTAACTTTTTCATACTTTGTTTTTTCCTTTTAAGTTTGAAAACTTGACATTTTTAATGTCAGAGTTATGTATACAACATATCTGTGTCTGTGTCAAAATATTCGGGTAACTACTTTGATGTTGCCCGATATACTCCGTCCCAATTAGCGGGAGGATTCTCTTTATACTCGTTGATTCTTTCTATCATCATATCGTAGTACTGGTTCATTTCACCACGCCATGCTTGCTTTAAATCGCTTGCATAGTTTGCTGCAACTTCCCAGTGTCCTTGACGATATAGTTCCAAAAATTTCATATGCTGTGTTTCACCCAACGGGTCATGGAAGGGGAATACCGTAAAGATTCTAGCAGGTTCAGTTTTACCCTTAACCGCAAGTAAATCAAGTTCAGCTACTTGGTATTGGTCCAAAACATACTTCGCA